CACACAGAGATTACTCTGGGTGTCTTTTTTTTTGGTCTGATTGATACATAGATCTATCTCCCCATCTTTTTGTCCAAAGATAGCTATTTAATCTAGACACATATCTCTCGACCAATTCCATAATTATATTATGCCAAAACAATCTTCTAAAGTTTTTGTATAATCTGTTTAACATCATCTTCTAATTTTTTACCTAAAGAGTTAGCGTGATTAATTATTGCAGCACATAGATTAGCTTGATAAGGATAACCTTTTAATGCTTCTCTGATCTTACCTACAGGTTTACCACCATAATCAATGACTATAGAATTTTTTTCATTCAATCCAATCTTTAATTCAAATAGCAATCCTGTATGAATATCAATATTACTTTTTGTCGACATCCTTTCCTCCGTCTTCATCTGCAAGTTTAAGGGTAGTCATTATGTGCATTAGTGCAAATACTTCAGCATATGGTCTGCTCATAAGATATTTCATAATATCCTGTAATTGTTTTGCATCAATTAAGTATTGTTTTGCCTTTGGCTGTTTTTCTTTATCCATATATTCCTCCTATTAAAATGGTATGTCATCATCAAGACGATCATTTAGTATTTTTATTCTATCTTCTGCAGTAGCTATCTTACCTATAAGTGCATCTATCTCTCTTATTATCTGAGGATGATCACCTATACCTGCAGGTCTTTCTAGATATATATTAGCAGTTGCTACTGCTTCTTCTACATCTGCTTCATATTTTTTTCTTAACGCTTTTATTATATGATCTCTTAATGACATTATTGTGCCCCCTTAAATTGATAGTATTTATTTTCTACTAGTTCTTCATCATCTAAATACGGATTTGATTTAGCTGATTTAGATTCTCTAGCATCTCTTATGGTTTGGTTTAAAGTTCTACCTTTCTTTAAACAACCTTGTACGAACTCCTCTACCTCAAGTAGAGCCTGTTTAACTTGACCCATTGCTGACCTCCTTTATAAGTCTATTTAAATACCAACTAGCTTTTTGTAAATCCTCTAATGGTTCACCTTTGAATTTATATCTTGCAACATACTTTAATATGTTACCTTTTAGATATCCATGAAACTCATCATTAGTCATACAATCACTAATCACATCTATTGTTTCTTTTTTACCATGTAAGTAATGAGATGGTGCATTAACATTATCTGGAAAATCATCATCTACATCACGAATCCACATGGGTATTTTTTTATCTTCTTGCATATTTTCTCCTAATTGTATTATACTCTATCATCTCTAAATCATACTCACCTTTAGAGACATTACGCTTAACCACAAGTCCACTCCACCACATTTGTTGTGTAGCTTTAGCATAATTTTCTTTGTGATGCAAGTAACATCCTGCAGATAATCCCATTAATTTTCTGCCAGATGGTAATGCACACATAGCATAATCAAACGTATGTATATGACCTACGGTAGACGATACCTTATTTTTTAGTAGGAGAGAACGAGCAACATTGTCACCGCTAATAGGCTTCCCCATGACACCAGTAGGATAATTGTGGCAATAATATATACCATCGACATTAACAGGTTTTTGGTACTCATGTACCTCCCAACCAAATTTTTCAAATTTAAAATCATCTGTACTAATTGTACCATCAAGTTCTGGTATATCATCTATCGTTCTATCTATCCTATCTTCGTGATTACCAAGTAGCATGATCTTTCTTGGTCGTCTTCCATCTAGACCTTTGTTAAATTTTTCTAATGCATCATGGGCATGTTCAATATCCTTTTTATATCTCCTACCTTCAAATTGTTTTTTACCTTTATCATAACTCGATAAAGAATCCATACTTGCAAAATCACCCATGCATATTATTGTATTTGGTTTTAGATCATGTGCAAACTTTCCTGCCCACAAAAATCTTTCATTGCTTGCTTTAGGTGTACAATGAGGATCACCTATTACTAAATGTGTTGCCACTAGTTTAACTCCTTATCACGTTTCATTTTTAAGTATTCAAGAAAATCAACAACATTAGATTCATCATCAAATTCTGCCACAGAACTTATTGTTAAATCTTTATCGTTTTTCTTTTTATCATCGGCAAAACCACGAAGACCCCACAGAAACGTAGAATGTGGATCCGTAGTTGCCATTTTTATCATGCCTCTAGCTATAGTAGAGCATAATTCATATTGCTCTGTGGACATTTTAGATTTACTATCCATTATAATTCCACATTGAAATCCTTTCTGCCAAGGACTAACTATTACCTTAACAGAATTTATAAAACTTAAATTACTTTTTTTTGACATCCCAATACCTATCGTAATTTTTACTATTATATTCTAATACCATATGTTCATATCCCCTCTTCATACTTTTTTTACCAAATTCATCTGCCTCTTTTTCTTTATCAAAGACAGTATTAGTAAATAGTTTGTAATCTTTATCCTCCTTGTTTTTAAATACTACAAAATATAAATGCATAACCAAGAGTCAATGGTGAATAGACCCCTTAAACTAATCACCATTAAACTCTTTTGTCTCCTCGTAGAAAGGAAATCTGTAATACTGTTTCCTCATTTGTTTATACTTTTCCAAACTTTAGTAGCCGCCTGTTTAATATTACTATCCCAGTAAAAAGGGCTAGGATCTGTATTAAGTGGAGTTATCTTTATTGCTTTTTCGATATCATTATCACACATATCAATAAAATTTTCTAAAGATTTAAAGTCTCTAAGTAATTCATCATAACCATTTTTTACATCTTGCTTTGTAAGATCATACCAAAGTGTTTTTTTTGGTGTAGCATATAGTAAAGCTATAGGCTTGTCATGTAATTTAGAATACAATGCTTGTTGCCTAACATGATCTATCTTAGGTTTAGTAGGTAATCTTAGTGTAGATTTTAAATCTACTATTAGATTATCATATTCAAAGTCAGTAAATAATCTTACTGGATGCTCAAGACCCTTAACCTTTTCTACTTTTTCTTTTTGATAACTAACTATATTTCTTAGTTGTCTTTCATATAACTTTTCCTCAAACTTTTTAGCTATATCTATAGAGTTATACAACTCACTTTCTGCATTAAAAAATTTATATTTACTAAATTTATGAGAAAGTAATTTAGTAAAATACTTATCATCTTTTTGTTGCATACCTCTTTTAATTTTATAATAAGCACCAAACTCTGCAAGATTACCTCTGACCATGGCAGGACTACTAGATACTTTTAAACCTAATCCATAATGAACCAACCACTCACTAGGATTGTGTTTAAATTTATTAACAGAACTAAAGCTATGCTTAAAGTCACTCTTAACTATATTTTTTAATTCCATAATGTATCTAGTAGTTTATGTTATTAAGCTGACAGTACCTCTTCTGGATCAACTTCATTTACAATCTTAGCATCATCAAGATCACTACCATTTGGTTTTTTAGATTTTGCAGAGTTATATAAATCTACAATCTCTTTATTCTCCGTATCAATAGTATCTTGAAATACTTTTATTGTTTCCATATCAGCATCTGATAGTTTTAAGTTCTCATCAGAGTTGACTCCTATCTCTGGAACATAAAAGACATTACCACCCTTCTTCTGTCTTTTAGTATTCAAAGAGAAAGTACAGTTAAACATTAACTTACGTTTTTTCTTTAACTGATCTAGAGCAGCACTTACAGGAGAAAAAGCTGTACCAGTTACTCTATATAAAACTGGTAGGTTTTCTACGTTATGTGCATGTCCTTGTGCTGTTTTACCATTTTTAAATGACAATAATCCATACACAAGTTTATAACATCTTATTGTTCTTTGTTGCTCTAACTGTTCTGGAGTAAGAGTAGATCTATCCTTGAAGGGTATCTTACCACATCTAGTTCCACCAAGTATATCAATAGCCTCTTCTTTCCAGCTTTTGAATATAATAGATCTATTTACATACTCACCCTTATCTGCATCATAATGCATGTATTGCATGGCACTTATGAATGGTCTAAATGTTATTGGTTTACCATAAACATTTTGACCTACACCAGGATCATATGTAGAGAAATAACCAACTGGCAGCTGATTGCCATCGTCATCCTCTGGTGTTCTGTTGATAGATAATCTAGGTATATTAGTTCCTAGACTTGATCCATCATCCTGTCCTATGGCTTGCATTATCTGCTCATCGGACATGTTATTTATATTTACTAATTTATTATCAGACATTAGTCCTCCTATTTTTTATACTGTATATCATAATTAAAAAATTAATCAAGTAAAAATTATTAAAAATACTAGATACCACATCAGCAAAATGACGCATGCTGTTGCACCACCACATATATAAATCCATAAATCTTTTAACATATACTTGTCTCCCCATTTATTATCTTGATATCTAATCCATCAGCTTGTGCAAAGTATTCCCACTCTTTAAAAAACTCGTGTTTATTACTTATATACAATGTAGTTGGTTCTATCATACACCTATCTTTTAACTCTTTGTACTCCAGATAGGCTGAGTATTCCTCGTCAGAATACTCATCCATAGTCTCTAACGCATCTATTTCTTTGGTCATTAAACCTCCTTCATATCTAACCAATTATTACCTATTTTAAGTTCTGTGTCAAGCGGAACATTAAAATCAATTTTGTAATACTGTTTTAGTGCAGGTATTACATCTGCAGTGCCCTGGTTAAATATATCACTCATCACATCTTCTTC